CGTACTTGTTGATGGCTTTCTTGTAGACAGCCTTACACTTGTAGCGTCCACCGAGGGATGCTGCTTTAGAGTTTCTAAGTTTGATTTTGGTAGGGCCACAGACTGAACAGATACCAGTCCGATTAGATTCGCTAATCTCCGAAAGACTGTGCTTCATCCCGATCCGGTGGGCACGGTAGCTTTACTAGATTGCCACAGTTTACGCAGGTTCCGTCTAAGAAATACCAGACTAGCTCGTAGTCATCAAAGGACACCATAGCGTTGAAGACCTGAGAGCCACACGGACAGACGTGGATGGGGCCTAAGTCCCGCAAATCGGTTCCTGTGACCTGTGGTAACCCTTGTAAAGGGTTCCTGTGCCGCATTCTTGGCAGGGTTGGTAGACGGAGGGACAGCGTAACCTGACGGTTACCCGACTGCGCCCTTGAGGGGCGCCCTGTCTGTTTCTGCTCGCTCACGCTCGCAATTATAGCCAGACAGTTTCTAGTATGTGTCTTACGACACGCCGTGATAGGATGCCCAGTATGCCTCGCATATACTCAGTAAAAATCTTCGGTCAGCGATACAAGATCGATTACAAACATCACGACGAAGATAGTTACGGTGTGACTGACTCACAGGTCAATCGCATCAGTATGCGTCACAACCTACCCGAAGACAAGATGATTCACGTGCTGATGCACGAGGTAACGCACGCTGTTATCCACGAGTCCTTACTTGCACAGCGTAAGCGCTTTGATGTGGAAGAAGTATGCGACCTAGTGGGATACCACATCGTAGATACTTTACAAGACAACCCGGCTTTACTAGAATGGGTGTTCGGCATTAAGAAAACTACGGAGGAAGAAAACAAATGAAAGAGTTGCTTATTATTGCAGTTAGCTTTACCTTTGGATTTATCGGGGCGTACGCTTTCGATACGTTCTTATCCTGGAGGGATGACCGTAAGTGGCGATAGAGGATCCAAAAGAATTACTGCTTCACGTACTGCACGCACAAGATGCAAGTCGTGACCGCAGTTTACAGACAGAGGTAGGGCCATCAGAGATTGGTGGATGTAAGCGCAAGGTCTGGTACAGACTGAACGCACAGCCACATACCAATGACAACCAATCTAAGTTGGCTGCCATTATGGGTACTGCAATTCACGCAGCTATCGAAGAGGCTATTGGTGCACTCGATCCTGAAGGCAAAGAATACTTGGTTGAAACTGAGGTTGCTTTCGGTGATATGAAAGCACACGTTGACTTATTTGTACCTAGTACTGGTGCTGTGATTGACTGGAAGACTTCTAAGATTAAGAACCTTGGTTACTTCCCATCAAACCAACAGCGCTGGCAGGTACAGCTCTATGGTTACTTGCTATCTAAGAATGGCTATGAAGTTAAGACAGTTAACCTTGTAGCAATAGCACGTGACGGTGCAGAGAAAGACATCAAGGTACATACAGAACCTTACGATGAGACGATGGCACACGCTGCTTTGCTATGGCTTGAGAATGTTAAGTCATCTACCACCTTGCCAGAGCCAGAGAAAGACGCTAGCTTTTGCAAGGACTACTGCCAGTACTACGATGCAACCGAACAGATGGGTTGCGGTGGATTAAAAAAAGAACGTATCGTCCTTAGCGAAGTCGTGATTGAGGACGTAGAAGTTGACAAGCACGCACTGCACTACTTACAGTTAGACAGCAAGATCAAAGAGCTTGAAAAGGAAAGAGAAACCCTAAAGGAATCTTTACTTGGTAGCACTGGTACCACTGCAAGTGGTATCGAAATCAGTTGGACAACAGTTAAAGGTCGTGAGACAGTTGACACTAAGGAAGTTGAGAAACTTCTAGGGTTTGTACCAAAGGTTGTTGGTAACGAATCTACAAGACTAAATATCAAATCTAATGGAGGAAAGTAAATGGCTGCAAACGAGAACACAAAGTTCCAGATTAACTACAAGTTAGCTGATGGAACTCTTATCAATCTTTATGCTTCAGATGTAAAGGATCTTGAGACAGGTCTTAACGACCTCGGTATGGTGGCAACACTTATCAAGGCAACAGGTGCTGACCTCGGTGGTGGCAACGCTACTGCTGCTGCAGTACAGAACATCCAAGCAGCATTCAACGCAACACCAGTTGCAGCACCAGCTGAACAGCCTGGTACTAAGAACTGTAAGCACGGAGTGATGGCCTTTAAGACAGGCACATCAGCACGTGGACCTTGGCAGGGTTATATGTGTGCAGCACCAAAGGGTGCGCTAGACAAGTGCGAGACTATCTGGGTTCGTTAGTGTATGCGCGAGCCGAGGTTCTATGAGAACCCCAGCTGCGCTGAAGTAGGAGGTGACTTTTGGTTTCCGGAAAAAGCCGACGGGTCAATGAATACTGTAGAGATGGTGATGGCAAAATCTATTTGCCGTACCTGTCCACACAAAGCTGAATGTGCAGAGTGGGGAATTAAGAATGAAGTCTTTGGTATATGGGGCGGTCTAACACAGAAGGATCGTAGACCAATACAAAGGCAGTTAAAAATTACAATCAAAGGGGAGAGCGTTGCTTGATTTACAGCGTGCGTGGGGCACAGTCCTCACTAAAGCAACGCCTCTTCCTGATGTATGGAGTGCACTAGCAGATAAGCAGATTAAGTTCCGTAGGGGACAAGTCTGTATGGTTGCTGCAGCTCCTAACGCTGGTAAGTCTATGTTCGCACTTATCTATGCAGTCAAGGCACAAGTACCTACGCTGTTCTTCTCAGCAGATACTGATACCACAACTGTAATGATGAGAGCAGCAGCCCACGTGAGTGGACATAACCAAGTAAACGTTGAGCAGAATCTATCTGCCAACAATAATCACTACGATATTTCCTTTGATAAATTAAAACATATCAAGTGGGTCTTTGATTCTAGTCCGTCACTCGATGATATCGAGTTAGAAATAAAGGCGTACGTAGAGTTGTACGGCCAAGCCCCTGAGTTGATCATCATAGATAACCTTATGAATGTAGCTGCAGAGACAGACAACGAATGGGCTGGGCTTCGTGCAATTATGATGGAGCTTCACGATATGGCACGTAAGACTGAAGCCTGTGTACTGGTACTGCACCACGTCTCTGAGCAGTCAGAGTACGGCAGTCCAACAGAACCACCAGCACGTCGTGCTATCCACGGTAAGGTCAGTCAGTTACCTGCACTGATCCTCACACTGGGATATAACCCGAACACAGCTGAGTTAAAGATTGCTGCGGTGAAGAACCGCTTTGGTCCACACGCAGCTGATGGTAAGGACTATGCGATACTGCTAGTGAACTATGGTTCCTGTCAGATATCAGATAAGAATGCTTATGGAGCAATGTTCCAACACGATGCAAGACACGGGTATACTGGTAACTATATACCAGAGGATGAGTACGGACACGAGGTGGCAGTATGACAACTGAGACTGTAAACAAATGGACTGCACGCTACAAGGAAGATAAGCGCACTACCTTTCAGGTACGCCTATCTAAGGCAGAGCGTGATGCTATCCACCAAGAGGCACGCAATCGTGGCATCACAGCGTGTGAACTATTTAGACAGTATGCCCAGTACCTAATGGAGGATGACAATGGCTAACACAGAGATTGCCTACTTGAAGAATGAGATCAAGCAACTCAAGGCCGATATGGCTAACTTGATTATGGCACTGATTGAACTCAAGGTATTTAAGATTAAGGTCGATGAGAACGGTAACGCTGTCTACGACACAGGTAAAGATGAGCAGTCCGAAGTACAATAAAGCCAAGGGCGCAGCCTTTGAGATAGATGTAATGAAATGGTTTCGTAGTCTTGGAGTACTAGCAGAGCGCTTGCGCTTAGCTGGCAAGGATGACGAAGGTGATTTAGTATGTGTGATTGCGGGACAAACATACATACTAGAACTCAAGAACACGGCGAGACTAGACTTGCCGGAGTTCTGGAGGCAGGCAGAAGTTGAGGCGCTTAACTACGCTAAGGCTCGTGGTATCGGGGAAGTGCCACTGCATTATGTTGTAGTTAAGCGTCGCAACGCTGGCATAGATAAGGCTTGGGTGGTCCAAGACTTAACACAATGGTTAAAGGAGAAACAATAATGCCAATTCCAGGCGGACAAATTACAAGCACAGAAACGTGGAACGAAGTTCCAGCAGTAACAGATGAAGCTATCATTGAAGCAGATGCAGAAGAAGCAGTAGAAGAGTACCTACCAGACGAGGTAGTTGAAGAGTGATCTGTCAGCCTTGTATAGATGCAGGCGAATACAATCGCTTGGATCAGATTAAACTCAGCAAAGCACATCACGAACAATGCGAGGGGTGCGTATGCCAGCACAAGACTGGTCCAGGGTACGTAAGGCGGGAAAGTTCAAAGGGAAAGTAGATGCAAACGACATCCCAATAGATGCCATCGTCAGATTCTTTGGCGGTGAAGTAAGAGAAGGTAAGTCAGCTAGTGTCCGGTGCTGCTTACATACAGACAGCAGACGCTCTGCTGTTATCAACACGTACGATAACTTGTACTACTGTCACACCTGCGGTAAAGGTGGGAATGCAGCTAACTTAGTTTGCATACTAGAGAACTTGGAGTTTAACGATGGCCTCAAACGTGCAATCGAAATTGCAGCTGGAAGCGGCGCAGCGATACGCACAACAAATAAGTCCGGAGGCAATCGTCGCGCTAGCAGAACGTGGGATATCTGAAGAGGTAGCTGCGCTCTATATGCTAGGCAGTGTGACTGATCCTATGAACGGTCACGAGATGCACGATGGGTGGATATCTATTCCATACATCACTGCAATGAACCACTGCGTAGGCTTTAAGTTCCGTAGGTTAGATGATGGTAAGCCCAAGTACGGAAGCCCAACAGGGCAGAAGGCACACTTATATAACGTCGTTGACACAACCATCTTGAGTAGACACATCGTGGTGTGTGAAGGCGAGTTAGATACAGTCATAGTCTCAGGAGTACTAGGTATCCCAGCAGTGGGTGTACCTGGAGTGCAAGCGTGGAAGCCACACTTTGCTAAGTTACTGAACGGTTATGACAGTGTGTATATCGTAGGTGATAACGACGTAAAGGAGGACGGCACTAATCCGGGTGCCGAATTCTCTAAGCGTGTGGCATCCGAGGTTCTTAACGGAACTATTGTTACACTTCCACCTAATATGGACATCAACGACTACTACTTGGCTCACGGTGCTGAAAGCACCACGACCTTGCTGGTAGGTGAGGGGAATGGATAAGAGCGAATGGCTACAGATGATACAGACTTTGAATACTATGGGCTTTCGCATCTTGCAGGTGGACGTGGAGAAGGAGACGCTTCTCATATGTCCAATCCCAACCCGTTAGTAGATCACCTTGCAGTCACAGGCTACCGAGCAGGTGGCGTGAGCACTGATGACCTAACATCTTTCATTGAATCCTTTGCATCCCTGCGTGCCAGTCGTGTACGTGGTGTAGGAGCAGACCAGTATGCACTTGCCAAAGGGCAGAAGTTTGAAACCTTTACTGTTACAGACACCATCAGGGAACTAATTGAAGAACTAGCTGATGCTAGTAACTACATAGACTTCCTTGCCATTAAGTTGCTGAACTTACAGCACACAATAGATGAGGCGCTACCTGACTGTGACTAACATACATCCATCCATCTTCGACATAGCACCTAGCGTTGCTAACACTGTATACAAGCAATACAGGAACTTTGTTGAACGCGATGATGTAAAGCAGGAGTGTATGCAGTGGGCGCTAGCCCGTGCTGGGTACATCAATGATCAGTTAGGTGAAGAGAACGTTGAGCAACGCAGACACAACGAGCAAAAGATTGCTTGGCAGATGTCGCGTGCAGCCGAACGTTACTGTCGTAAAGAGAAGGCTACTAGGTCTGGCTATCAGCTAGGCGATGAGGCCTACTACCAGACTGCAATGCTTGGTCAGTTGCTACCCTTTGTTATTGCCTCCGTTGTAGATGGCACGGTTCTTGAGCAGGCACAAGAGATGATCAGAGATGGACAACCGAAGGGTTCGTCTAGTCCTGCCGAAGGTGGCAACCTACTGGCTATGCTATTAGATATTAAGAAGGGTTACGAGAAGTTAGGTGAGGAAGACAAGCGCATACTTGCCCTTCGTTACCACGAGAACCTTACCCTTGTACAGATTGGTGAGGTACTAGAGTGCCACCACAGCACAGCAGATCGCAGATGTAATCACGCTCTGCGTGAGCTGAATAATAAATTGGGTGGGCCAAGCCCGTACCAATGAGACTCTACATAAAATATCTACGTGAGTGCTACCTAATTATCAAGTGCCTCATCATACGTAATCATAAATTAAAGTATGAGTTCGTTAAGAACTTTAGCAAAGATGAGATGTTACAACTTGCCCACTGTACCAAATGCAATAGGTACTGGGTATGAACGAGATAATCCTGTATGACTTTCTTAAACTTAATCTATACCCAGACTTGCTGCGTGCGCCCGGAATCTATGATGCCTTCGACTGCACCAGTGAGAAGGCCGGTCACTTCATCGAACTGAAGTGTCGCCAAACCCATTATTCTACGCTACTTATAGAGCAGATGAAGTACCGCAAGCTGATAGAGCAGGCCTATCACCGCGACCTTCTGCCCTTCTACATCAACAGCACACCACTTGGTATCTACTCCTTTGATCTCACAGAGATAGACGAACCACAGTGGCACGTGCACCAGATGCCAGCGACCACAGAGTTTGAAAACACCGACAAGGTGGAGAAGATAGTTGGTTACCTAAATATAGAAGAGGCGGTAAAGCTGTGAAGATATTATGTAAAGTATTTGGACACAAGTTGTTCCTATTCAATACGCATAATGCTCTATGCCAGAGATGTGAAAGGAAGTTTCACGGATGACCTACGACTACGAGTGCACCAAGTGTAAGAACAGTTACACAGTTGAGCGTGGCATCAGAGATGCAGAAGTGTTACCAGTATGCGTTGGTTGCCACGAGTCTATGACTCGCGTATGGTCTGCACCCACTGTACTCTTCAATGCACCTGGCTTCTACAGTACGGACAATAAGAAATGACCGAGTACCCTAATTGGTTTAAGCAGATAGCACAGCATAACTTCGAGCAGTTCCTGCTCCCACTAGAAGGCAAAGAGTGGCTACGTTTCTTGCAGCTTGGTTGCTTTACTGGTGACGCTAGCGTATGGCTGTGCCAGAACGTACTCACTGGCGAGCACAGCTGGCTTGATGATGTTGATACTTGGCGCGGTGCACCTAACGAACCGATCCAAACACAGATGGACTTTGATGATGTCTATGCGACATACAAAGCCAAGACTGAAGATATGTCTATTATGGTTCATCGTTGCAGTACTTCTGACTATTTACTCGATCACGATAACGCATTTATGCGTGCCTCTGCATATGACTTTATCTACGTGGACGCACACCATACAAGTGCGTCTGCCTTCCTCGATAGCGAACTATCGTGGCCCTTGCTTAAACGTGATGGCATACTAGCTATTGACGATTACGAGTGGACTCACCCTGACGGCGTTGATATACACGCACCTAAGATTGGTATTCATATGTTCCTTGATCGCCACGAAGGTGAGTACGAAGAACTCGTACGCAACCAGCAGTTATGGATTAGAAAGAAGTAAACCCCGCCGGAAAGAGGTAACGGCGGGGCCTACTTAGGAGGGCGAGTCAGACTATATCACAGATATTGCCAATGACCCACTCAACTACAGGTACTGCAACTGCGTTGCCCATCTGCTTATATCTACTGCTATCTGACTGACCAGCTGTCCAATCATCAGGGAATCCCTGCAATCGTTCACACTCTACTGGTGTTAAGCGGCGAACAGTTCCCTTGTTTAACAAGGTCTGATCATTCGATGTTGCTATTGTCAATGACTTATCCTCACTAATCAAAGGGCCTTTGCCCCCACCTGGTTTACCTTCTCGCATACGCATTAGTGTTGCAACCATAGAAACGTTGTTCCCTCCTGTACCCATACGAGATGTAAGGGTATTCATAGTCTCGCCTTGTACTCTAGCTCCGTCGTGGTAGTGAGGGTGAAAGACGATGATAGTAGTACGCACATCGCCATTATCAAATGCGTTCATAGTAGGCATAACCCCTCCCTCAATCCACGTTTCATAGTCTTCATCATTCTGTGCCCGCCTACTCTTCGTGAACCACAACATTATCTTCAGGCCTTTTGTATGTAGTAGCTGTAAGGGTTGTTACTCCTGGGCTGTACTTAGCGAACCCTGTTTGACCAAAGCTTCTTGCAGTTCTTCCGGCAAGGTCTTCCCTCTGCGGTTGGCTCGACGTAGAATCCCGTCGCACGCTCTGCTGCTTAAATAGTATTTCTCCGGCGCTTCCGCTTGAAGCACGTCGGCAAGCGATGAAGACACGCTTGCGTCGCTGGGGTACTCCGAAGTACTGAGCATCAAGCACGCGCCAGGCGACACTATACCCGAGGTCTGCCATCGTCCCGAGTACGACAGCAAAGTCTGCTCCGTTGTTAGAGGAAAGGAGACCAGGTACATTTTCGAGGATTGCGTACTCTGTTTGCGTTTCTTCCACAATTCTTGCAATCTCCCAGAATAATCCGCTTCGTGCGCCAGCAAGACCAGCTCTTTTGCCAGCGACTGACAGATCTTGGCAGGGAAATCCTCCTGTAATAATTCCTCTGCTTGGTTCAAATCCTGCTCCAATTAAATCACTCCCCTTTACTGTAGTTACATCATCGAATATCTTGCTATTAGGAAACCGGTGTGCCAATACATCTTGACACTTCTTATCTATCTCAACTGAAGCTACAACATCTACGCCGTTGCGCTCCATCGCTAGGTCAAAGCCACCCACTCCTGCGAATAGGGATACGCCTGTTAGTTTACTCATCAGTACCACCCTCTACCTCTGTGGTGGGCAAGAGCGCGGCACGCAGATCCTCGATAGCGGTGTTCAAGGTATCGTAGACCGTGAAGGATTTGAAGTTCAGGTTGTCCACTACGCTCTCTAAGGAGCTGAGCAATTCCATAAGCCGAACTTCGTTTGTTGTCGGCAAGGTGGTCAAACCTGCTTTCACTGGTCCATAGGGTGACAAGGCACGTAACTTCTTTTCTCGAATATCCGAGAGCGCGACTATATTCTCTTGTGATTCGTTTATTCTCACGCTTCTCCTCCATTGTCGCCTTCGTCCTCGCCACGATTAGTGGCTTCTCTCTTAGGTGCAGAGGAGGTAGTGGGTCGTGAACCCAGCTCGCTAGTATTAGTAGTGCCGTTAATATCAAGCCACTTTTTACCCAGTTGTTCATCGCTTGCCTTCTCCTGTTCTAACAATTCCTTGTAAGTCTCGGGGTAGGCAGAAGCCAACCGCACCAACGCTCGATCTCTCGCTCGTCTGTAGTTTCGATAGCTCACAGCCTGATTGGCTGCGGCCTTCATTCTCTTTTCATTCATCGTTTCCCTCTCTTAATCATTGCGTAGCCTACCAGTAGGGCAGCGCCCATACCTAACCAATACATTTACTCTTTCCCTTTCGCTATAGCCTGATTAATAATGTGTGTGATATCCACAGGCTGTCCAATAAGGACAGCGTCTTCTTCATCTGAAGACCACGCAGAGACAAGCAAGCGTGACCCGATAGGGGCGCGTGTGTACCACTCGACAGCTTCGTGAGGTTTCTCTCCTCCCCATTGAGCAACTCCCTCTCCGTCTGTCACCTCGTAGAGGTTGATAAGGTCGTACTTGGCAGGGTGAAAACTGATTATATTATTCATTGTCTTCCTCCTCTTCCTCAATCCCAAAAATACGCGACAGCGCACTGTTGGCTCTCTTAAGGGTGGCGATAGCTTCCGCCTTTTCTCTTTCCATTGTCTCCTGCATTGTCTCTCCCTCGTTCATCGTAAGCACCCGCATTCTTTGACCGGTACTAGGTGATCGCCGCATATTGTCATTTACTCTCTCCCTCTTTCTCTATACAAGCGGGGCAGATATTGCCCCCCTCCTGGTCTTGCTGGTCAAACTCATTGCCACATTCGGCACACTTGATTTCGTTTAGCTCGTGGTTAGCCCACGGATCGGCGTCGTAATAGCTCACGCGCTCATCTTCTCCTCTACAAAACTCTCCGCAATCTCTCGCCAGTTCACACGATAGAGGCTGCCGATATCGTTTCTCATAGCCTTGAGGCTGTCCCAATTCTCATCGAATAGGTCATCGATGAAGTTCTCAACGCGGTCACGATATTGAGCAAATAACCAGCTCTCGTTTGCGATTGAGGCGTTGTCTCTTTCTGTTGTGTATTCGTTCGCCATCTCCTGCACTTGATTCTGTAGCCCTTCCTCGTTGTTAATCCAAAGAGCCACCGCCCAAGTCTCGCGGTTTGTCCATCCGTTGTATTCTTCGCACATCTTTCGTCCTCTTTCTCTTGTTGTTGTGTTCTGCCCTGATAGGTACAGAGTACCACACTCTACCGTTAAGTAGAGTGCGATACTACGCAACTATTTTTCCGCGCATACAGGGCAGAGTCTTATGGTCTCGCCATCTAGCTCTGCCGTGTACATCTCCGATTTCTCGTAGAAATAATCACACCCATAACAGGATTCTCTTTCGCTCATTGCTTGCCCTCTCGCTCTCGTACCCAAAAGAAAAGCCGGCAGCCCAGCTCGGCCACGCCCCAGATCAGTGCTGCCCCCAGGGCGAGCTGAAGTAGCCCGCCCGCCATCTCTGCAATCTGTACGCTCATCTCATCCCCCACATCTGGCGAATCTCTTGCGCCGTAGGCATTGGCTTACTGTCAAAATCTATAGCGTGGCATTCTAGGCAACGCCCTAGCGGGAATTGTTGCCCCTCTTCTATGTGCTTTTGGCAATCTGTGCATTTCATTTATTCGACCCACTTTCTCATATCGTTGATTCTTTCCTGCACATTTTCAATCTTGTCCTCGCACTCTTCAAACTGTGCAATCGCTTGCCGAATCTGTAGGAATTCAAGAGGGGTAACGGCTCGCCCTACCACTCTCTCAATCTCTCTCTCTGCCTCGTCTCGTCGCGCAAAGATTGTGTTCTCTTGCTCTTGTAGATAATCGAGTTGTTTCATTTCTTTTCCTCTTTCTGTTGGTTTCTATATACGGTATATCGATCAGATTTCAGCTCTGCAGCAGATCTTTTTTTACGCTGTTAGTTGTTGGATAGTTTCATCAAGGAACAAGGCGAGAAGTTTCCAAGTCTCATCTTCGATATTGTTGTCGAACTTTGGTAGGTGCTTGGCTATGACATCAGAGATGTCTTCGGTTAGTGCTAGGTGCAGTTCTTCCTTATTCATTAGATGTTCTCCTTTGTTAGTTGTGTGATGTGAATTCTTGATTCGCTTGCCCCGTAAAAACTCACGACAGCAAAACCAAAGTTGTCTAGTTCTACGATTCTGCCTCTGTGGGTATTGCCGTTGATGTCTTTCGTTGTAATTATGTCGTTTACGATAAACATTTGTTTTCCTTTCTTAGAATTGGCGTGGGTCGTAGGTGTTAGCAAGAAACAAAGTCACAGCAGAGTATTCGCTGTAGTCATCAGGGGCAGGAAGTGCAACGCTGTTGATGTTGTACCAATCAGACTGTGAGCCTTCAGGGATTGAACTTGTAAGGATTTGCCAATCATCAGGAAGTGCAAAGAGAATCGCTTTCAATTCTCCAACTGTTAGAGGCTTGTCGAATTCGTGTGCCATTGTGATTCCTTTCGGTAGGTTGTGGGATAAGTGTATGCCCGACTCTGCCCTATATGCAAGACCATTTGAAAGATTCTTTTTGGTCGTGTCGAAGCGGGTCCACTTGTTACTCGCCGGTAAGTTACTGATCTTTTTTCCTGGTAACTTGAGTGTTTCCTGAGAGTTGCCAGAGCTGAAACGGCAGGGCAATAGATAGACAGATGGGCGCAGATTGTAAACGGTTTACAGATTGGGCGAAGATGTTTAAGTCTTAGGGTCTGCCGTAGGGTTAGCCATCCCCGCAAAAAACTGCAAAAGTTATCCACAGCCTGTGGACAGGGGGGCGGGGGTTATCCACAGGGCGCAGAACCCGAACCGGAGGTGTTAAACGGCGAGCGGAGGTAGTGTTATGTACCCCAGAAAAATATATTTGCTAAAGTGAAAGTGGGGCTGACCTGCAGTTATACTGTATGTGTTCCAACTCACAGAAGTAAAAACGCGAAACGACTTAAATTTCGCGCCTTATATATAGTAGGGGAGTAAAGCGGGGAAGAGTCCGGTTTACGACCCGTACGCTACGGGTGAAACCCTTCGCGTAGCCCCCTAGGGCGAAGCGAGCAGTACCACTAAATGCGGGATAGGTCTATCTAAATTTAGATCACTAGTATCCCAGTATGTGAGACAGATAGCCCAGTAAAATTATACAATCCCTAGTATAAAAGAAGAGCCATCACGGCCGATTTTTAGAAGCCCAAGAGAGATCCCTAGCCACGGCTAAATCGCTTGGGCCTACATTTTTTAGGGAGCAACACGTGGCAGAGAATTCAGCAGATATAGCCAAGAGGATTATCCTCGGCTGCGTCGCAGAAGGTATGACCATCGACGCCGCTTGCGGTTCCGCCGGTAAGTCGATGAAGACGTATGAGTACTACCGTCGCACCGATAAGGTTTTTGCAGACAAGGTAGATCGAACCCGTCTCGGCCTTAAGGACAAGCAGTTCCAAGGTGGAGACGTTCACGATATTGACTTCGTGGAGTTCCGCCAGAAGTTTCTACACTCCAAGACTTTTCCACATCAGGTAAACCTAATAGATGTGATTGAAGGACGTGAGCCTAGCTGGCTCCATCCCAGTATGAAGTTTGAACCGGGCCTAGCGGCAAACCGTGTTCTCATTAACATTCCGCCAAACCACGCCAAGTCGATTACGGTCACGGTCGACTACGTCACGTGGAAGGTAGCTCAGAACCCCAACTTCCGAGTTCTGATTGTATCCCAGACGCAGCAGCTAGCTGCCGACTTTCTCTACGCCATCAAGCAAAGACTAACGCATCCTATGTATGCAGACCTCCAAAGTGCTTATGCTGCTGGTGTAGGGTTTAACTCTAAGACCGCTTCCTGGCAGGCAACCCGCGTCACCTTCGGTGATGAGCTTCGTGAGTCTAGCGAAAAGGATCCGAACATCGAGGCCGTCGGTATCGGCGGTCAGATTTACGGCAAGCGTGCCGATATGATTATTGTCGATGACGCGGTCACTTTAAAGAACGCTAACGAGTTTGAGAAGCAGATCCGTTGGTTAACCCAGGACGTACGCTCTCGTCTTAACCCTACCGGTAAGCTAATTGTTATTGGTACCCGTGTAGCCTCGGTTGACCTATACCGCGAGCTTCGCTCAGAGGACCGCTACCCAGGCGGTCAGGTTCCTTGGAAGTATCTGGCGATGCCAGCCCTTCTTGAAATTAACGAAGACCCCGACAAGTGGGTTACCTTATGGCCACACTCCGATGCTCCATTCGATGGGCAAGAGGAAGCTGATAAGAACGAAGACGGTCTATATCCTAGATGGTCTGGTCGTAACTTATATAACGAACGTCAAGCTATGGATGCTTCAACCTGGGCGCTGGTCTACCAGCAACAGGATGTAAGCGAGAACGCGGCGTTTGACCCAGTATGTGTTCGTGGCTCTATGGACGGAATGCGTAAAGCAGGACGTCTAGAGATGGGACACCCAGGTCATCCTAAAGACTTAACAGGCTTCAGCTTTATCTGCGGTATGGATCCGGCCATTGTCGGAGATACGGCAGCTGTCTGTTATGCCATTGACCGTAATACTTCTAAGCGCTACATCGTAGACGTTATGAAAATTACGCGTCCGTCCCCTCAGCAGATCCGCGACATCATTATTAACTGGACCCAGCTTTACAGTCCATCCGAGTGGATTATTGAGAAGAACGCATTCCAGGCATTCCTTACACAGGATGAAGGAATCCGTATGTTCTTGGCAGGACGCGGTGTAGTTCTTAAGGAACACCATACCGGTTCTAATAAGTGGGACTCTGGTTTCGGTGTGGCATCTATGGCCACCCTCTTTGGTACTAAGCAGGTAGATGGTAAGCACCATCGAGATAACTTGATACACCTACCTAGTGATCAGACAGAGAACATCAAGGCTCTAGTAGAGCAGTTGATTACGTGGACGCCAACAACTAAAGGTAAGACCGATATTGTGATGGCGCTCTGGTTCTGTGAGATCCGAGCACGTGAGATGCTCAACTACGGCCAGTACGCAACGCATCACCTTAAGAATCCTTTCCTCTCCAGGGCGGAGTTAGGAAAGCGAGTAGTCATCAATATAGATGAAGCACTCGCACAACAGAATCAAACATTCGTCTAGGAGACAATAATGGCTAGAGATTCACGAATTGGTGTTACCGGTGGCGGTGCTGGACGTGGTGCTGGTGTTAATAACTCTACGGCTGCATTAAAAAAATCAGGACTTGAAAAACTTGCAAAAATTGGCAAAACCACTTCAGAGGCCCATATTTCTTATGCAGTTAGACAAGGAAAAATAACCGCAAAAGAAGCAGCTGCGATTGATCCCAAAAAATTTGGCGTATTAAACAATCCAGATGTTGTTTCATCAAAAACAATTACATTAAAAAAGGGTAAATAGTTATGGCAATCACACCAGGATTTAAGACAAACGCCGAAGGCGAGCAGGAATACATTGACAAGGGATCTGTAATGATGCCTCAGATCAACCCAGTAGTAGAAGCTAAGTACCTCAAGGCGTCAGTTGAAGCTGACATCATTGACTACGTTGAGTGGCCTACTAGAGTTGCTGGTCAAGAAATGCAGGGTTTCTAATTATGGAAAATCCAATTAACAAAATTAAACAATATGCTAGCAACGTTAATAAAGAGCTTGGTCAGTTGCAAGCGGCTTCTGAAAAATCAGTAAAAGCAAAAAATGATGCAAACATTCAGAAGTTGCCAAATGGCAAAACAGTAAAGACTGGACCATCTGAAGCAGAAGCAGACTCAAATACACGTAAACAACGTAGCGAATTTTTCGGAGCGTTGTTGCAGAACCGTACTTATGTAGATCGTAAGACGGGCAGAGCTAGATAAAGGATTACAATGCTAACAGTTAAAGAGGTTACCGCTAAGGTAGCACGCTTACAGACCAAGTACGCAGCGCGTGACGGTCGTATGCGTGACGTCCTTTCGGTACGTCAAGGGGATATCTCCAAGGTATACCCATCTATGTTTTCTGATGAGTACCCAAAGCCACTCGTCGCTAACATCATTGACGTCGCTGCACGCGACCTTGCAGAATCAATGGCACCACTGCCATCATTTAACTGTTCAGCATCTAATACAGTCTCCGATTCAGCACGCAAGGCGGCTGATCTTCGTGGACGTATTGCAAACTATTATGTAGACCGTTCAGAACTAGGCGTACAGATGTACACCGGTGCTGATTGGTACAACACATACGGAATGCTTATCGGTCGCGTCGAACTTGATTACGAGAACGACAACCCAATCATCAAGATGATTAACCCATTCGGTGCATACCCAGAGATTGACCGTTTCGGTCGTTGCTTATCTCTTACCCAGATTGTGGGTATGGATGCACAGACTTTGGCTTCAATGTACCCAGAGTTCTACAACGAAATCGTTGGTATGAACCAGTACACACCAGGTTCTCCTTACCTTTCTCTGGTTCGCTACCACGATAAGGACCAAGATCTTATCTATCTACCAGATCGTAAGGGCTTAGTTCTATCTAATACACCTAACCCAATCGGTGAATGTATGGTCCGTGTGGCTATGCGTCCATCTATCGATGGCGAAGCACGCGGTCAGTACGACGATGTGCTCGGTGTACAACTTGCTCGTGCACGCTTTGCAGTACTGCAGATCCAAGCAGCAGAGAAATCTATCCAAGCACCTATCGCTATCCCACAGGATGTACAGGAACTTGCTCTTGGACCAGATTCAATTATGCGTTCTGCCAACCCACAGGGTATTCGTCGCGTTCCACTTGAACTTCCAGCCGGTGTATTCGGTGAGTCAGGTGTACTAGAGCGTGAACTTCGTACCGGCGCCCGCTATCCAGAAACTCGTGGAGGAAACTCAGATGCTTCGATTGTCACAGGTCGTGGTGTCCAGGCTCTCCAAGCTGGCTTTGATACCCAAATCAAGGCCGCGCAATCGCAGTTTGCTCGTTTGTTCGTTGAGCTTATTGGTCTTTGCTTCAAAACCGATGAGAAAATCTTTGGTAATAAGGTTAAAGAGATTCGCGGTGTGGATGATGGAACTCCTTACACGATAAAGTACGTAGCCACTAAGGCTATTGCTGGTGACTACACAGTCGATGTCCGTTACGGCATTATGTCTGGTATGAATCCAAACAACGCAACAGTGGCTTTGCTACAGATGCGTTCAGATAAACTTGTTTCACGCGACTATGTACGCCGTGAACTTCCAATCGAGATCAATGTCGGTCAGGAAGAACAGAAAGTTGATATCGAAGAGATGCGCGATGCACTTCGTGCAGCTATTGGTCAGACCGCACTTGCAATTCCACAGATGGTTGCACAGGGTCAAGACCCAATGAAGATTATTACCTCCTTTGCGGAAATGATTAAGAACCGTCAAAAGGGTATGAGTATTGAGACTGTTGTGGAGAAGGCGTTTACGCCAGAACCTCAGCCTGAGACAGCAGCGATGCAGCCTCAGCCCCCAGTAGCAGGTATGGCTCCCGCCTCTGCCTCGCAGCCAAGTATGGAAACACCTGGCGGTGCAGCCCCTGCTGCTGGCGGTCCACAAGGAAGACCAGATATTGCATCATTGCTCGCATCAATCGGCGGCGCGGCATAACTCTAGGGAGGTGAAATATGAACAAGGGAACACAAGCACCAGCATCTATGTCTAAGCCAGTTGAAGGCAGCAAGGCAGGATCAGTTGTTACAGGTGGTAAGGTAATGGCTCCATTCGCTGGAGCACCAAAGCCAGGCAAGAAAGTTAGCAAGTAAAAAACTTTTAGAAAGCGGGGGTACTGGATGGATAACAAAGTTCGCCGTCCAGTACGCTTCGCTGACTTTGTAGTTGTCGGCGCGGAGCTTGCATACAACATAATGCAAGTATTTACAGCAGCCGCAGAAGATTTATTAGAACTATCCGTTTACAATGCGAACCGCACAACGGAATTAAACAAAGCGTGGGAAGACTTCGCTACAGATTTAGAAACTATTCAGGAGGATACAGATGGCGCTTGAAGACGCTAGAAACCCTATGCAGGGTGTATCAGGTCCTGGACCATACGCAAAGCGTACAGATCTTTCATATAAGTCAGAGTCATACGGTGACGGAGTTGCATACGATGCAGCTAAGTCTGGTGCCCCATTAGCGCGTGCACAAAAGTCACCAATGCTTTCACAGGCGCCAGAAGTGCCAACAGGTTCAGTTTCACAGATGCCAAGCGTAGGGCTTTTCGATTCAACACAACGCCCAGATGAACCTATTACAGCAGGTATTGATATGGGCGCAGGTGTTGGTTCAGATGCTCTTATGATGCAGTCACAATTTGCACAGGAAAAACTATCTAATACTTTGGCAAAGATGTTGCCTTATGATCAGACCGGCGAGATTGGTATTCTGTATCAGCAGGCTATTGCGCGAGGTATGTAGTGGCTAACCCAAACCTTAAAATTACAGCTGCACAGGCTAACTTATCTGATAAAGAAAAGGCCCAGATTGACGGCCTTGCAAAACTTCTTGATTCTCACCAGTCTCTTATGGCTATGCCATCAGCGCAAGCAAACCAAAAGTATGCTTCTAAGCCAGAGACTGAGCAGAAAGCACACGTTGGTTTATTTGGTGGCGAAAACCCACTAGGTAACGCTCTTCACTATTTAGGCGATGCAGTTAAAACTACTATTGCAACACCTTTTAAGATTCTTAACGAAGTCTCTGACTTCACCACACGCCTTTATCGTACTGGTGCTATTGCACTAGATGAAGGCATTAACCTTGCAGATGCTTTTAAGGCAGCAAATGACAAGGGCGATAAGGTATTTAATAAAAGCCGCATAGCTGATGCTGAAGTAAAGTACGGCAAAGATATGATGAGCGTTGCTACTAAGGTAGCAAGCGGTCTTACACTAGACAAGATTATGGCTGAAGGCAATGAAGCCGAAAAGCTTATTGCTTCACAGGCTGCTCAGCTTAAAGAGCAGGGTAACCCAGACCTATTGCTTCAGGATGCTATTGATGCAGCGCAAGCTGCTAAGTATTCACCAGGTCGTCAACTAGCAAACCTACTTCTTCCAGAGTCAATGGAGGGCGGAAGCCTTCTATACAAGGGAATCTCAGGTATCGGTGATGCTGCATATCGTATCTTTGGAGATCCAACACTTCAGCTTGGTAAGGCTAAGAAAGCCTACGATGCTGGCGATTGGCTTTTCTATAACATTATCGGTAAAGATAAGTTCTCTTATGGACGTTCTATTATTGGAACCGTCAACCAAGAGCAGCGTGTAGACCGTGTATTTGCTAACCCAAAGGTTGCAAACTTCTTTAATGTCTACGGTCAAGACCTAGATAAGCTTGCAAAGGCACGTAAAGCTAATGATCCAAATGCTATGGCTGAAGCTTCAGTTAATCTAAAGCGTTTAGCACCAGAGTTTGGCCCATCTGCTGTAGATGAATTCATCCGTGCAGGTGTTAAGGATGCTGATACTGCAGCTAACTACCTTAAGAACGTACAAGATACGACTTTTATCCTACGTGGCCAAGCAGCTCGTAAGACTCCATTGATTCCACAACTTGATGCTGCGCGTAAAACACGCGTTAATGTGCTTACAACAGCTAATAAAGTATTTAATATCGAAAAAGTTGGACGCAAACTTGTCGATAATATGTACGGACTTAACGCAACCACTGAAGATGTGATACAGGGGCTTACAAACCGAGCAGAAGAAATTGGTAAGGCTGAAAAAGCTGTTGCTAAGTTTAAGAGAGACGGTTCATTCCGCTTTACTAACGACCAAATCAGTGCACGCATTGACCGATTTGCACAGAAGTTTGCTATTACTCCTTATTTCAAGAACGGCTTTTTTGATGTCAACTCAACTGATGCCCAAACAAAGGTATATCAGCTAGCACGCCTAGGTAATAGTAACTATCACTCAAAGATTATTGCAGAAGCATTTGGTGCTGGTAACGAAGGCCAGAAGAAGCAAATCTTTGATGGTCTTTGGGGAACAGTTGCTGAGATTCGTGGCTGGAATAAGTCCGAAGCTGGTATGAAGATTCTTACTGAGGGTAAAGGTCGTGTTGAGCAATACGCTCCAACCCTTTTCCGTGAAGTTAAGGACGAAGTAACAGGCGCTGTAAGGCGAGAAGCTTACAATCCAGCTGAATTTGCTGGAGAACAACTTGCAGTCCTAGACTGGCAACTATCTTCAGGTATGCGTGTACCAAGTATCTTGGAACTAGACAGCCTTGTAGCAAAAGACGCTTTAACTGCACGTATCTTTGGACCTAACTACAAGAAGTGGGCCGATAAGGTCACATCTTGGTGGGTATTTGGAACACTTGCAGGTCCTCGTTTTGTTATTCGTAACTCTGCTGAAGACCTTTTAGTACACGCACTCGTAGGCGAATCACAGCTTGGTGTTATCAGTGGACGTAAGTTTATCCGCCGATTAGCGGCTGCAGACCCACAGACTAAGTCAAGTTTTATTGCACGCTTGGTAGATAAGGCAGACCGTAAGGTTGCTGAAACTGCTATGGCTAAAGCGATTGCTAATAACGATGAGATTGCCGTTCAATCAGTAATGATGAACGCTATTGCTAAGGATCTTCTTGGCGGTCGTATTGATGCAAAGGCAGCAGAGCGTCTATCTGAGCACTTTAAGTATGCAAACAAAGAGGCCTTCTTTGAAGGTGTATCAGAAGGTGCAAAGAACGCTCTTCGTGGGGCAAGCCAGTACACATCTGTAACAGAAGATATCTCTAAGTTTGGCGCCACTAAGATGGCTGCACTTAGAATCAATGGTGAAGAATACAAGCAGGCTACTGGTACAAGTTTTAGTAATTTCAACCCAGTAGTCAGCCAAGAGAATAGAACTTCTTGGCTCTTTACTATTACAGCTAATGTTAACTCTGAACTAGGTTCACTTGCAATCAAGAACCTTGACTCAAACATTACACGTAAGCAGGCTATAGATAACATTCGTGATTATCTTGATGGGCTTCCAAAGAAAGACCTTGGCCGTTTTAGCCTTTACTCAAAGGGTGAGACAACTCAACGTCACGCTGAATCTATCTATGACTCAGTACGACCATACTTTTCAATGCGTAACGGCGACCTTAATACAGACCTTCTCAGTAAGGTACGTTTTACAGATGAAGCCGGTAACGTTGTAGTTAAGGCAGATGACATTAGCCTTACAGATATTCCAGGACTTAACCAGATTGACTTGGCTCCAGAGTTTATCTCAGGACCAACACTGGTTCCCGTAACAGATAACTTTGCTGGCAGTATTATGCAGTGGGGTTGGGACACAATGGGTGCGGCTAACGCACGCCTTACACGTCAGCCACTAGCAATGGAAGCGCTTAACGGAATCCTTAAGGATATGGATGAAGCAGGCTTTGCTAAGGCTTATATTGAAAAGGCCACAGCGGGGCTAAAGGATGAAGCATTTGAAGCAGCTGAAAAGACAGCCAAGCGTCAGCTTGCTGGTATTGCTGAAGATCTTGCAACAAACAAAGTATTAGCTTACGTAGATAACCCTGAAGTACGTACACAGCTTGCAATGAACGTACGTAACTTTGCTCGTTTCTACCGTGCAACTGAAGACTTCTATCGTCGTGTCGTACGTTCTGTACGTTACAACCCAGAAGCACTTGCTCGTGCATCCCTTACTTATGAAGGTATTGCACACTCAGGTTGGGTACAGACAGACGAGAATGGCGACCAGTACTTCTTCTATCCAGGCTTAAGCCCTGTATATCGAGTAATGGAAAAGCTTGGACCGGTCTTTGGATTCGGTGATGCCTTTAAGACAGGTATGCCAGTGCAGTTTGGTGCTAAGTTAAAGATGATCACACCATCTCTTAACCCAGATTCTTTGTTCCCAACATTTGCTGGACCGCTTGCTGCTCTACCAATTAAGATGGTAGGCAATATCGTTCCACAGGTTAAAGACCTTGAACAGTACCTCACAGGTGCTTATGGCGTAGACCAGCCTTTGATTAACGCTGTGCTTCCAGCACACGTAAACCGTTTGCTAGCTGCTATGAACCAAGATGAGCGTAGCTCACAGTACGCATCAGCGATGCGTAAGGCTGCTACATATCTACAGGCTTCAGGTCACGGTATTGAAACCAAGATTGATCCTGATACTGGTATGGAGATTGCTCCTACAGCAGGGGAAATTGCTGACTACCAGAACAAGCTTCAAGCTTCTACAATGAGCATTCTTTCTATGCGCTTTGTATTTGGATTCTTTGCACCAGCATCACCTTCAGTAAACCTGAAGTCTGATATGGCTGACTGGGTTCGTGATAACGGACAGATTAGCTACAAGGCAGTCTTTAACAAGATGATTGAAACCTATAAGGGTGATATCGATAAGGCTATGGGTGAGTGGGTTAAGTACTACCCAGACCAGATGCCATACACAATTTCAGAGTCAGAGCCTACTGTCGTAGCAAACGTTCGTGCAGTTGAATCTGCAGGAACTTGGGTTGACAAGAACGCAGAACTCCTTAAGCGCTACCCAGAAGCTGCAGCATTCTTGATTCCACAGGCTGGTAAGTTTGACTTCAACGCATACAAGTTGCTATCAACTTCAGGCCTTAAGACAAGCAAGACTGTTACAGACTTTGTCCGTCAAATCTCTGTAGCCAAGGACCGCGAAGAGTATTACGCAAAGAAGGATGAGTTTGACCAGATGCTTGCATCTTCGCCAAACACAGAATCAAAGCGTATTATTCGCAATGAATGGGAAACCTGGTCTTCTGAGTTTAAGGGTGTACGTCCATTGCTTCAGGAAGAACTTGGTAAGGGTGCAGCTAAGGCTGTAGACCGTACGAGAGCGTTACAAGATATGACTCTTATGCTTTCTGATCCATCAGTCAAGGCAGAACCAAAGACTCGCAGGGTCTTGCAAGATATGCTCAACGAATACAATAGTTACTTGTCAGCAAGAGACTACGCACAAAGCCCTAACTCAGGGTTAGGTGCAAACTACGCAGAGACTCTTCGACTATCTACACTAGATTCTCTTAAGTCTATTGCTGCAGGAAACTCTAGTGCACTTGCTGCATATAACTCATTATTCGCACCACTATTTCGTTAATACGAGAGGAACTAACTAATGGCTGTAACACAGAAGAGCTATGTCGATAATAGCTCTAGTGTCAAGGCTGCTCGCAAAAAGCTGGATGCAGCTAAAGCGGCGCTATCTGACGCAAATAAAGCCAAGGCTGGACTTCCTTCAAGCGCTGGTAAAGAACTTGCTTCTCAAATCGAAACTCGTATTTCAAAGGCAGAAACAGATCTTGATAAGGCGCTTGCTGACGTAACAGAGGTAGAAACAAAAGCCAAGAATTACTTCACCAAAAATGAAGAAACAATCACAGCAAAGTCAAAGGCAAAAGATAAAGCTACAGGCGAATCTAATGTAGCTTCAGCAGAAGCTCAGATTGCTAGAATGAAAGAAGCTGGTTTTGATACAACGGCTCTTGAAGCACAAGTTACCAAGACTAAAAATAAAACAGTAGCAGCCGCTGAAGCTAATGAAGGTTCTGGTTCTACAGCTTTAACAGTAGAGCAAATCAATAAGCAATTAGACATTCTTAATAAGAATCCTCGTCAGCTTATTTTTGGTATGGACCCACAGGAAAGAATCAATCTTGCAAGGACTCTTACTGCAGCTGGATTCATAACACCAGAATTAAAAGGTCAGTTCAATGATGGTCTTGTTTCAAACTACAAAGCCGCTATTAGCCAAGCTAAATCTTGGAACACACTTAACAAAGACTTAGAGGGATATACACCAGTAGATCTTACTGGATTCCTTACCTACCGTACTGGCCTTACTAAAGCTGCAGGCGGCGGTGGCACCGGTGGTTTATCTAACTACATTTATAGCCCAACAGAAGCTAAGTCTGCAATTACCAAAGTAATTACAAGTCTTCTTGGCCGTGAAGCTACTGATAAAGAAGTTGCTAGCATTTCAAAACAGCTTATTGCTGCACAGAAAGCAAACCCAGGTAGAACTGTTAAAGGTATTACTACTGGTCGTCTTGACGCTGACCAGTTTATTACAGATATTATTAAGTCTGGTAAAGAATTTGCTTCAAAGGTACAAGCTAAACAAGACTTAACGACACAAGGTATTGAAGCAGTAGCAAGAGCTAATGGACTTAACCTTCGTCCAAATGAACTTAAGACCTACTCAGACCGTGTTAAAAACGGTGAGGATATTAAGACTATTGAGAACCAGCTTCGTGCTGTGGCATCTCTTGGTCAGCCAGATGCTATCAAGAAGTTAATGGAAGCTGGCACAGACCTTGAAACTATCTACGCTCCATACAAACGTACGCTGGCTACAAGCCTTGGGCTTAATCCAGAATCAATTACATTAGATGACCCAACTCTTCGTATGGCTATTGGTCCCGATAAAGAAATGTCTCTTTACGATTACAAGAAAGCAATCCGTAATGATTCACGTTGGAAGTATTCAGAAGAAGCAAACGATGAAGTCAGCGAAATGATCAATCAGGTCAAACGCGACTTTGGATTTATGGGGTAACTGATGGCTAGACCAACTTTAGAAGGTGGCAGCAACGCTGGCTCACCAAATGCTTCTAAAACTGCAGCACAATTAGCAGCAGAGGCAGCATTTACAACAGCAGCTAACGCTGCTAAAGCAAAGCCAACTGCAGCAAACATCAATAAGTTAAAAGATGCAGCTGCAGCCAAAGAAGCAGCTACTCCTAAGACTCCTGATTATTCAACAATTCTTAACAATCTGCCTGAAGACTACGCGGCCATTGATAAGACTATTGCTGAAATTGATAAGAACATTGCTGATGTAAATACAGCGGGTCAAGAAGCTGGTGTCATTTCCCAATCAATGGGTGGGCCAGCTTGGCAGTACATCAACGATACTGGAAAGAAACCAGAAGACACAAGCCGTCAAGATGCGTACCAGAAATTGTACGATGAGTTTAATGCTATTGGATTAGGCGCTCTAGTATCAGATGCTAAAGACCTCATAATGAAAGCAACATCTATTTCAGCTATGCCAGATGCTTTGCGTGGAACTCAAGCTTACCGCACTCGTTTCTCAGCAAACGATGCTCGTATTGCTAAAGGTCTAAGCGCACTTAGCCCAGCCCAGTATCTTGCAAAAGAAGATGCTTACCAGAACCTTATGCGTAACTATGGTCTGCCTGCTAGTTACTACACAACAGGACTATACGGAAAGCAAGAAGGATTTGACAAGCTCCTTGCTAACGATGTGTCTGCGGTAGAACTAGAAGACCGTATCTCTACAGCGCAGAAGCGTGTACTTAACGCTAACCCAGAAGTACTTAATGCTATTAAAAGCTTCTACGGGGATTCCATTACTAATGGAGATATCCTTGCTTACACACTTGATCCTACAAAGGCTCTTACTGATATTAAGAAGAAGGTTACAGCCGCTGAAATTCAAGGCGCTGCAAACGTATTTGGTCTTAATAAGATTACAGCTGAATCAACACCTGAACAGATTAAACAACTAGAAGCCCGTGCTAACGCACTTGCTGGCTACGGTGTAGATAAGGCTGCAGCACAGGCAGGCTTTGAAACAGTGGCTGAATATGCACCACGTGGTTCACAGCTAGCTGATATCTATAAGCAGACTCCTTATACACAAGCAACTGCAGAGTCCGAAGTCTTTAAGACAGTAGGTGCAGCAGATGCTGCAGCACAGCGTAAGAAACTGAAAGCACTTGAAAGTGCACAGTTCGGCGGCTCATCTGGTGTTGGCGCACTAGGAAGAGACAAAGCAATTTACGGTGGATCATCAGGCCAAGCAGGCCTGTACTAAATAGACCTGCCACTGGAACGACCGGCCCAGTGGAGTGATAACAATTACCGGTAGTAGAAGCCATACAGAGAATCCCCAGAGCTGTATGAGGTCTGCGACTAACTATGAATGGGAGATGGACTATGTCCAATTTCGAGTACGAGGATGACGACGACGATATCACTACAAGTGATAGCGGTAACGATCTAGTCAAACAGCTGCGTAAAGCAGCAAAGCAAAAGGATAAAGAACTTCAAGAGCTTCGTGCTCAGTTTGAAGGAATATCCAAAGCACAACGAGAACGATCAATCAAAGATGTCCTCGAATCTCGCGGAGTGAATAGCAAGATTGCTAAGTTCATTCCATCGGACGTAGACTCAACTGAAGAGTCTTTGTCTAAGTGGCTTGACGATAACGGAGACGTTTTCGGTTTTACAGCCACTGAATCCAACCAGCCTGTCGTCGACCCAGCCCAAGCTGCGGCGTATAAGAAGATGAATAGTGTTACTGAGCAAGGGCTTACCCCTGATGCTTCAGATGACATTATGCGTAAGCTTATGAACGCTAACAGTAAGGAAGAACTGGACGACATTATTAGACAGTCTGGACTCTAACTAACCGAAAGGCATAATCAAATGGCAGTTCCAGGTGGTACACTCACCGGTACATCCGCGATTAGCAACCTAGTCCAAACAGCGTATGATCAATACGTTCGTATGGCACTTCGTAGCATTCCAGTAATGCGTGCTCTTGCAGATGTAAAGCCGGTACAGCAAGCAATGCCAGGTTCATCAGTTGTATTCTCAATCTACTCAGACCTCGCTCAGGCGACAACGACTTTGACAGAAACATCAGATGTATCTTCTATTGCTCTTGGTAATCCAAACCAGATTACAGTTACATTGAACGAATACGGCTCAGCCGTAACAACAACAAAGAAGCTCAACTTGACTTCTTTCAACGATGTTGACACAGCTCTTGCTGACATCATCGCTTACAACGCTGCAGACTCTATCGATGCTGTTGTTGCTGCTGTCCTCACAGGCGCAGGCAACACAAACATCGTATACGGTGGCAACGCAACAACAACAAACACAATCGACGCATCAGACACAATGACTGTTGCTGCGATTCGTGAAGCTGTAACAGAACTTCGCACAAACAAGGCTTTGCCTCGTATTGGTGAACTTTACGCAGCTTACCTCCACCCACGTCAGACAGCCGATCTTCGTGCTGAAACTGGTACTGGTGGATTCCAGGCACTTACACAGTACGTAGACCGCACACCATTCGTGGCTGGCGCAGTCGGCGTAATCGAAGGTGCGTTCGTTGTTGAAACACCTCGTGTTCCTTACGCAGTGAACACAAACTCACCAGCAGTCAACGTCTACAAGGCAGTTGTTGCTGGTCGTGAAGCACTCGCAGAAGCTCAGGGACAGGACATCTCAACAGTTGTCGGTCCACAGATCGATGCGCTCCGTCGTTACCACACCATCGGTTGGTACTACTTCGGTGGCTTCAACATCCTACGTACAGCGGCTCTTTACCAGATCCAGTCTGCAGCGTCAAACGGATAATCATTTAGTTGATTGACGGGTGGGCAGGGTACATATTTGAAAAGTATCCTGCTCATCAGTAAGTTCACTAAGGAGAACTAATGGCATATACAGCAACAACTCCCTGGGAGTACCAGACCTGGGGCGCTAACAAACCCTGGCCTGACCAGTACACACGTCTATCACAACGTCGTATACAGGGCGGTACAGAGACTGGCGAGATTAACCCATTCCTTACTGACATTGCACGTGGCGTAACTTTAATTTATATCAATGGAACTATTGAAGCAACCTTGTATCCTTACCAGAACACTCTGGCGGATGCAGACTGGTATTTACTAGGTGGGCATACCCAAGAAATAACAGACGAGCAGGCAGCAATCTTGATTGCTAACGGCTACGGAGACTATGTGGAGCCAATCGTATGAGTAAACATCGCAGAGAAGTACACCCAGTAGAAGTAGATGGTTGCTTCGGGTGCAAGATTAGCGGGCTTCAGTTTGATTTAGGCGCAGCCAAATCTAATGGAGTACCTCACGCTAAGGAGCACGACAAAGAATTAGGTTCCTACTATGACGCAGTGCGTCAGGGTATTGAACCAGTATCAACAAAGAAAAAAGATATTGATGCTGCTGTCCGACTATCTAACGATATGGGCAAAGCATTCGATGGTAACGCAATCTAACAAGGAGCAGATATGAATAAAGATAAAGGTAACTCAGCTGAGTCCACTATGGACACTGGCTACAGAATGGGATCCACAAAGGGTATTCCTGCTTCTATGCCAGCGGGTGGACAGACAGCAATGACTAAGGGCAACACAGCAAAGTTTGTTGCTGGTAAGAAATCGGTGAGCAAGTAATGTGCGCTAGCTGCGGTTGCGGATACGCAACATACGACGATATTGAAACAGGTGCACCAGGTGCAACACCAAAGGATCAAGGATGAAGCACGACGACAAGAAGTACACCAAGAAGATGACTCCTGCCCAGAAGAAGAAGTTTGAGAAGCAGGATGCAAAGAACGATATGAAGCTAGCAAAGAAGATTAAGGCTAAGAAGAAAGCAAAGTAATGGCTAAGAGTCCAGCGTGGCAACGTAAAGAAGGTAAGAACCCAGAAGGCGGATTAAACGCTAAGGGTCGCGCTAGTGCTAAAGCACAAGGTAGCAACCTAAAGCCACCTGTGTCTTCTAAGCAAGCCAAGAAATCACCTAAAGCTGCAGCACGACGCAAATCATTTTGTGCTCGTATGGGCGGTAGCAAAGGTCCGTTGAAAGACGAAAAGGGTAAACCAACTCGTAAAGCGCTTGCGCTTAGAAAGTGGGACTGTTAATGAAGAAAGAATTTTGGGATAAGAAGAATCCTAATAAGAAGTCTAAGCCATTGACTCCTGCCCAAAAGGCAAAGGCAAAAGCAAAAGCTAAGGCAGCCGGTCGACCATACCCAAATCTGGTAGATAACGCAGCAGCCAAAAAGTCTAAGAAGAAGTGAGGTAGTAGGTGTCCTACGGTACAGCAGGTTCAACACTTAACGACGAGTTAAATCGTCTAGCAAACGGGGGCACCTACCCTGCAATCTCTGCATACAAGGATCAGGCAGGTGCAGCACAGGCTTGGGCTGCAGCTAAGAGCGTTACTCTTAATGGAGTCTCTGACCTAGTAGGCGTAGTCAACTATGTTGGCGGTATTACTACTCGTGCAACTATGCTTGATATTGCTGGTATCTGCAACTACATCGCTGGCACTTCAGGACTAGAGCCTGCAGCTGCGTTGCGTGAGGTGGCTAATTGACAGCTACCTACAACCTTGTATGCCCACAGGCTACAACATTTACATTTGCATTCCGTCCACAAACTGACGGAGTGGACTGGAACCTCACAGGCTATACAGCAACTATGACTGTACGCCCGTTCGCAGGTTCTAGCACAACCACACTGCTTGCTACTACAGCAAACGGTAGAATTAGTATCAACACAGCGACTTCAGTTGTGACAGTTACATTTAGTTCAGCGCTGACTAATATCACCGCAGAGACTTATGCGTATGACTTTGTCCTCTACTCAGGTGGAGTAACAACAAGACTATTAGAAGGCAAGTTCCTAGTACCGATTGGAGTAACCGTTTAATGGCTGAAACAATCGTCATCATTGAGTCTGCTCAACCGCAGACATCTGTAGTTTTCTCAGCAGACCAAGGACCGCAAGGTATCCAAGGACCAACAGGACCAACAGGTCCTACCGGTTCTACTGGTACCACTGGCCCAACTGGTCCTATCGGACCGACAGGTGCGACAGGAGCAACAGGTTCAACTGGCGCTACAGGCGCCACTGGAGCGACAGGAGCAACAGGTGCGACAGGAGCGACTGGATCTACAGGTAATACTGGAAGCACAGGCCCAACGGGAGCAACAGGGCCAACTGGACCTCAAGGAGCTACTGGCGCAACTGGATCAACTGGTAGTACCGGAGCCACAGGACCTACAGGAGCGACCGGTGCAACCGGAGCAACAGGACCTACGGGAGCAACTGGCTCTACAGGAAGCACAGGACCAACAGGTGCTACGGGAAGTACAGGCCCTACAGGCCCAACAGGATTAACTGGACCAACTGGTCCGACAGGTGCCACAGGAAGTACAGGTGATACAGGCCCTACAGGGCCTACGGGAGCCGCAAGCACAGTGCCTGGTCCAACAGGACCAACCGGTGCTACTGGTCCTACAGGGGCAACAGGCGCTACCGGAGCAACGGGCGCCACAGGCGCAACAGGTGCAGATGCAACGGCGTTGCCAGGTATCTTTATGCTAGGCGGAATGTAAACTTATACCTTATGAAGGTAAATGAGTACTTTGACCGAGTTGTGGTGATTAACCTAGACCGCAGGCCAGATCGTATGGTCAAGCTTGGTCCACAGTTAGATGAACTAGGTATCAAGTATGACAGGTTCTCAGCACACGATGCAAATGAATTAGGCATCAAACCGTACGTAGCAGGAACGTGGAGTCATACGACTGTATGGTCTAGATACCGTCAGATATATGGCAACATCAAGATACTTGTACTAGAAGATGATGCCTTGTTCTGCGAAGACTTCAATGAGAAGTTTGCAGAAACAATGAAGACTTTGCCTGAAGACTGGGACATATTCTACCTAGGTGCATTACTGGATAAGACCACAGGTAAAGTTGAAAAGATTAACGACCACTGGGCTAGACAAATAATCAGTACTGGCACTCAGGCTTATTGTATTAACCCAAAGCGCCTTGAAAGATTCTACGAAGAAGTCAAGGACAAAGAGTGGTACATAGATGTAGAGCTAAGAGTGCTCTCAGAACAGTACAACGCTTATATTGCACAGCCTAACCTAGTAACACAATTCCCCTCATACTCAGATTTACGCGAGCGAGAGGTAGATGACTTTTGAAAGTAGCCGTATACACGATATGTAAGAATGAGGAAAAGTATGTCCAGCGCTGGTATGAATCTACCAGAGATGCCGACTACCACATCCTCACAGATACAGGATCAACAGACGGAACCGTTGAGCTTGCTAGAAGTCTTGGTATTACTGTTAATGAAATATCTCTCAAGCCCTTTAGGTTTGATGACGCGAGAAATGCGTCGCTGATACACGTACCAACTGATGTTGATTACTGCATAGCGCTAGACGTAGATGAAGTATGTGCTCCAGGTTGGCGTGAGGCGCTACAGATAGCGTACGACAAAGGTATTGATAGACCAACGTATCGTCGTATCGAAGCGTTTAATGATGATGGCAGTCCACTGACAGAGTTCAATGGCTTTAAGGTACACCGTCGCTTTGGTATCAGATGGCATTACCCGATACACGAGGTACTGGACTGGTACTCAACAGAGCCAGAGAAGTCTGAGTACATCGAAGGCTTTGAGATTCACCATCACCAAAACAAGGAAACATCTAGAGCGCAGTATCTACCGTTACTAGAGATGGCAGTTAAAGAGAAGCCAGACGCTAGAAACTTGTATTACCTAGGACGAGAGCTGTCCTACTACAAGGAGTATGAGCGAAGCAAAGAGATGCTATTGAAGTATCTAGAGATTTCTATATTTAAGCAGGAACGCAGTTCAGCTTGTCGCATACTAGGTATCGTTGATCCTAAGAATGCAGAAGATTGGTTTACCCGTGCTACAGAAGAATGGGAAAGCCGAGAGTCTTTCTTAGCACTGGCTAACTATTACTACCTCCGCAAGGAGTGGGATGAGTGCCACCTTGTGGCAAAGACTGCACTGCAGTTCGACAAGAAGCCTATGGAGTTCCTTGTAGAAGCCTGGGCGTGGGGCCATATGGCAGAAGACTTAGTTGCAGTAAGTGCGTGGCAACTAGGAGATTACAAGACAGCACTACATCACGGCCTGAAGGCGTTAGCACTAGCGCCTGACAATGAAAGATTACAAAGCAATGTTCGATTCTATGAAAGTAAGGTAAGCGATGCCAACGTTCAGTCAGATGACGTCAGAGGTACAGAGTAACCTACAGGGCTATTCCCTGCGCCAAGACCGCATTACGTGGGTGGCGACATCAGGTGGCATTACAGCTACTTCCTTAAATATCAAGATTGGTTCAGCAGATAACCTTGCTAAAGGTATCGTGCAGATTGATAACGAACTTATCTGGGTCAACTCATTTGACCGACAGAACCTCACACTTAACGTAGCTCCAGGCTTTGGTCGTGGCTATATGGGTACAACACCAAGCCCACACGCTGAGAATGCTCAAGTAATCCTTACACCTACATTCCCAATCACAATGATTCAACAGGCTATCAACGACACTATCAACTCCCTGTATCCAAAGTTGTTCCAGGTCGCATCAACTACCTTTACATACAACGCAGCACAGATTGCATATCCACTACCAGACGACGCAAGAGATGTGCTCTACGGATCTTGGCAGACACCTGGACCTTCTAGGGAATGGCTACCAATTAACCGTTGGCGTATTGACCGTATGGCAAACGTAGCATCGTTTAATACTACAAAGACTGTGAACCTATATGAAAAGATTGTCCCTGGTCGTACGGTCCAAATCTACTATTCCACTATCCCAAGTAACCTCACTAACTATAACGATGACTTTGCTGCTGTTACAGGCTTACCAGAATCGTCAAGAGATGTCGTTACGCTTGGTGCTGCTTACCGACTCCTTAGCTATATCGATACCGGTAGAATTAACCTCTCATCAGCTGAAGCAGACTTAGCAGATACAAAGCTTCCATCAACTGCAGGTGCCTCAGCATCTAAGTACATCTTTGCGCTATACCAACAGCGCCTCTCAGAAGAGTCAACCAAACTTCAAGACCGATTCCCTATTCGCCTGCACTACACCAACTAAGGAAAACCTATGATACGCGTATACAGTTCCATCTCGGTTGAGACTATCCTCTCAGCCAGTATCACAAGCTCACAGACTTCTATAGTTGTGGCAACTGGTACAGCCTCAGCGCTCCTTGGTGGAGCGCCTTTAAGTCCTGCAGGCACATACCAGTTCACACTGGCACTTGATCCAGATACTGTTAACGAAGAGATTGTTTTCGCTACCTTTATCTCTGGCGATACTTTTACTATTCAGCGCGGTAGAGCAGCAACAACTGCAATCACACACGCATCAGGTGCAACAGTACGTCACGTACTCACATCAGATGACCTACAGTATTTTAATACAGCACTTCAGCCAGACCAGTTAACTGCTAAGGGTGACTTGATTACAGCAAGCGCTGCAGGCACTACAGGAATCCTTGCAGTTGGTACTAACGGTCAAGTCCTTACAGTAGATTCAACTGTCACAAATGGTATTAAGTGGGCTACACCTTCATCACTACCATCACAGACTGGTAACTCAGGTAAGTACCTGACAACTAACGGAACTGCAACATCGTGGGGTGCGGCAGTATCTACACTTGATCTGACATTCAACGCACAGACCGGTACTACATACAGCCTTGTGGCAGCAGATGCTAACAACAAGTTGGTAACTCTGACTAACGCTAGCGCTATTACGTTGACTGTGCCTAACGGTGTCTTTACTACTGGTCAGCAGATTAACATTCAACAGCGCGGTGCAGGACAGGTAACAGTGGCATCAGATGGAACAACAGTTCTTACTGGCACTGGCACCAAGTTACGTACTCAGTACTCAGCAGCAACTTTGGTCTGCACCTCAGCTAACAACTTCACCTTGATTGGGGACATCGAGTAATGGCAACCGTATATAAAGTCTTAGGACAGTCAGCGCCTAGCGCTACTACAGCAACTACGCTGTACACAGTCCCATCTGCCACATCAACTGTGGTATCTAGTATCAACGTGGTTAACGTTGGTGGCTCTACAGATACAGTCCGTATTGCTATCCGTCCAGCAGGTGCAACACTTGCTAACGAACACTACATCGTCTACGGCCTTAGCCTTACAGCTGGTTCAACCTTTACTTACACAAGCGGTGTAACGCTTGCAACTACAGATGTGGTCACTGTGTACTCAACTACAGGGACTAGCTCATTTAACGCATTCGGATCGGAGCTTGCATAATGTCAGTATCAATAACCCCGAACCCTAACGTCGTAGGTCCTACCGGACCAACCGGTGCTACTGGGCCTACTGGTCCAACAGGTGCTACTGGCTCTGCGGGTGGTGGCATTGCAGCTATCAACGCACAGACTGGTACAACATATACTCTTGTTGCTGGTGATCTTAATGACCTAGTAACTTTATCTAACGCAGGTGCTATTACCCTGACAGTACCTCCTTCAGTCTTTAGCACAAACGATGTTATTAACATTGCACAGTATGGCGCAGGCCAAGTAACTTTGGCACAGGGTGCAGGCGTAACTATTAACTCTAACGGCGCTACAGCAACTGCTCCTAAACTCAGAGTGCAGTGGTCATCAGCATCAATTATCTGCACAGCTTCTAACACGTTCTTAGTGGTGGGAGACATTGCCTAATGCCAATCCTAGGAATTATTGCTTCACAGATTTCAGGACATCTTGCACCACCGCCTGTATTCCAAGGTGATTACTGGGCGCTTAACTCAGCAACTGTTCCTTCAGGTGGAGTTGCCTCAATTACCTTTAGTAATATTCCCCAAAATTATACACACTTACAAGTCAGGTGTTTGCTTCGATCTAACAGAGCAACTTTTGCTATTGACAATTTGAAAATTCAATTTAACGGCGATACTTCCGCATCAAGTTACGCAACACACATCCTTGATGGGGATGGAGCAACTGCCGCATCGTCTGCTTATGCAAGCGGATCGCTTAACACTGCTTGCGCTGGTAACTTTGTTGCAGCATCAGGTGCTTCAACTGGAGTATTTGGCGCATCTGTAGTTGATATTCTTCAGTATACAAATACAAGTATCAACAAAACTGTACGCGGTATTGGTGGTGTTGACAACAACAGCGGTGGAGGTTCTACTTTTGGAATGAGTAGCTTTGCTTCTGGCTTATGGCTTAATACTTCTGCAATCACAAGCATTACAATATCTGGTTTTAATGGTGGAACTTTATCTGAATTCAGTCAAGCAGCACTTTACGGGGTGAAATAATATGGCTACCAATACTTATGTTGCGCTAGATAAAGTTACAGTTGGAACTGCAACACCTACAGTAACTTTTACTGGTATTAGTGGAAGTTATACTGACCTTGTACTTGTATCAGATAACTTGCAATCAGGTGGAACTCAAGGAAATCTTTTTATCCAATTTAACTCCGACTCAGGATCCAACTATTCACGTACTTGGCTATCAGGCGACGGATCTAGTGCGTATTCAGGACGTGAATCAAGCCAGACTAAAATAGGTTTAACCGCTTACGCCTATCCACAAACAACAACTCGTTGGGCTGGCATTATCCAAATACAGAATTATTCTAATACAACTACCTATAAAACTTTATTAACACGTGGAAACAATAGCGCCGTAGGCGTTGACTCTGTTGCAGGTTTATGGCGCAGTACTGCTGCAATTACAAGTATTACTATCTCGCGTTCAAACGATAACTTTGCAGTTGGCTCCACATTCTCGTTGTATGGCATCAAAGCTTGGGCGCCTGAAGCGACACCAAAGGCAACTGGTGGTTATGTTTATTCAGATGCTACATACTGGTATCACGCGTTCCCATTCACATCAACCTTTACTCCACTACAAACTATTAGCTGTGACTACCTAGTAGTTGCTGGTGGTGGTGGTGGAAGCTATGACGTTGGTGGCGCAGGCGGTGCAGGTGGACTTCGTTCCACAGTAGGAGCAACCGGTGGCGGTGGATCACTTGAATCCGCTATATCTTTATCAGCAACTGCTTACACAGTAACTGTCGGCGCTGGTGGTGCAGGAGCACTAACAGGAAGTCGTACAGGAGCCAATGGCTCTGACTCAACCATCTCATCAATTACCTCTATAGGTGGTGGAGGTGGTGGGTACAACGGCGGAAGCGGTGCCACAGGTGGTTCAGGTGGTGGTGGTAGCCGTTCAAGCGGTAACGGTGGATCGGGTACAACCAACCAAGGTTACGGCGGCGGTAACGGAGCAAGTAACACTAACGGTGCAGGTGGCGGTGGTGGTGCTGGTTCAGCAGGAACTTCAGCGAATGGAACCACAGGTGGTGGCATTGGTGGTAACGGTGTACAAATTACTGCTCTTGCTAATGCAACGCTCACTGGTATTAACGGTTATTACGCAGGCGGCGGCGGTGGCGGTGGAAACGTAACACCACCAGCAGCAGGCGGTCTAGGTGGTGGCGGTCAAGGTGGCACACCTGGAGGACAAAGTATTAAACCTGGTGTTCTTAACACTGGTGGTGGCGGTGGTGGTTGCGGTGGAGGAGATTCTACAGGCAACGCATCAGGCGGTTCAGGACTTGTAATTATTCGATATGCGAAATAAGGAGAATAGATAATGGCAGACACAAGTACATACACCCTTTTACAGCGCATATCTCTTACATCATCAGCATCTTCGGTGACTTTTAGCAACATCCCACAATCGGGCTATACCGATTTGAAGATTGTTGCTTCAACTCGATATAGCGGTGGTGGCTACGGAACTGATATGACCATTGCATTTAATGGTTCAACATCTAGTTTTACTGGACGCAGAATTTATGGATATGGCGGAGGCGTATATTCAGATACTCAAACAAATGTCAGCGGTGTAGTAGTTGGAGCGGGAGCAACAGCTAATACATTTTCATCAAACGAAATCTACATCCCTAATTATTTGTCTAGCAACTATAAATCTTATTCAATAGATGGTGCAAGCGAAAACAATAACTCAACATCTTATTTGCTTGAACTGTCTGCAAACTTATGGAGCAACACAGCGGCTATTAGCTCTGTTACTTTAGGTGTTGGTTCAGGTACATTTGACACCAACAGTACTTTCTCGCTATACGCAGTATCAGCAGTAGGCACTACACCAGGTACACCTAAAGCAACTGGTGGAGATATCATCAGAAATGATGGAACTTACTGGTATCACGCGTTTCTTAACACAGGTCAATTTACTCCAGGATCAACACTATCTTGTGATGTCTTACAAATTGCTGGTGGCGGAGGCGGCGGTGGTGGCATCGGCGCAGGCGGCGGTGCAGGTGGATTACTTAGTTACACATCACAATCATTAACCGCTACTAACTATCCAGTTGTAATTGGAGCTGGTGGTGCTTATGGTATTGGAAGTACATATCGAGGAATATCAGGTAGCAATTCTCAATTTTCTACATTGACTGCTTCCATCGGCGGAGGTGGTGGTGGTTCACGTGATTCATCACAGCAAACAGGCGGCACTGGTGGTTCAGGTGGTGGAGGAACTAACTTTGCTGCAGGCGGATCTGGTACAAGCGGCCAAGGAAATGCTGGCGGTACTCCAAACTCAAACGCTCCAGGTTACCCTGGCGCGGGTGGAGGTGGTGCAGGTGCTGCAGGTGGCAACGGTGACAACAACACTGGCGGTAATGGTGGTAATGGCTCATCTGCATATTCATCGTGGGGCGCAGCAACACTAACTGGAGAGAATGTTTCTTCAACATATTACTACGCAGGTGGTGGCGGTGGAGCTGTTAACGATGGACTAAACGGCGGCGGTACTGCAGGAATTGGCGGTTACGGTGGAGGCGGTTATGCTGCTCCATCTCGTAGCTTCAATGCAAGCCCAGGAAGTGCTGGCACCGGTGGTGGCGGTGGTGGAAATGGAAACGGTTCTGGCTTCACAGGCGGTAACGGTGGTTCAGGCATCATTATTATTAGATACCCAGTATAAGGAGAAACAAATGGCACATTTTGCAGAAGTAGAAAACAACACAGTCGTACGCGTACTTGTAGTACCAAACGAGCAAGAACATCGTGGTCACGATTACTTGGCCAACGAGCTAGGACTTGGTGGTACTTGGGTACAGACAAGTTACAACGCCACTATCCGTAAGAACTATGCGGGTATTGGTTATACATATGACGCAGGACGCGATGCTTTTATCGCACCTAAGCCAGAGTGCCACGACACAGTGACATTCGACGAAGAGACTTGCACCTGGTCTTGTCCAGATGCTACCCACGTAATCATCCTAGGAGAAGAATAATGACTGATAAGAAGCTAATCGTTGATCTTGCTAAGGGAACACAGACTTATGTGGACCTCACACCAGAAGAGATTGAACAGCGTGCAGTAGATGCACAGGCTGCAGCCATTGAAAAGGCTGAGCGTGACGCCGCAGACCAAGCTAAGGCAGATGCCAAGCTATCAGCGCAAGCAAAACTTGCAGCATTAGGTCTTACAGGCGAAGAAGTAGCAGCACTTACAAACAACTAAGGAGTAGCAAATGGCTTACGGCTCAGACATTACGGATCCGATTCCCTATCCGTTATCGAATCCATCAGGGTCACAGTCATATGCGGCAACTGGTATTGCTTACGACGTAGCCTTTGGTGGTCTACCGTTCTTTTTGACTACTGGGGATGAGAACCCTTATCGCAGAGTCACTGCCCAGTACCGTAAGCAGCAAGTGGATATGTCACGTGAACCAGGTGAGCAGACGCTCACTGGTTGGTGGCTACGTTCACAGTCAAGCTTTCACCTTGGACAAGGCGTTAAGTTCTTTGAGCCTCAGCAGGATGAATCGCTACGCTTCCAGTTTACCTACAGCAAAGGCTGTGATGTCTGGACTAAGGGCCAGATAACACTGCTCAAGGATGTAGATGCTACACACCTGACTACTGGTAACTTGCAGGCTAACAAGCGTCCACTCCAGATTGCTCGATCTATTAGACCTGACTGGACTGTTACCAACAAGGCACTGACTTCTAACGTAGCAACACTTACTATCGGTAGCCACAAACTTCCTGTTGGTGCCACAGTAAACGTTGCCAACGTTGATGCAACCTTTGATGGCACTTACGTACTGACAGCAGTGGCTGCAACAACTATCTCCTACGCCAAACCTAATACGACTAACGTTACATCAGTAGCGGCAACAGGCGCTGTAACTCAAGACTCAATCCTTCTATGGGATGAGTACGACGTAGATAAGATTGACGTAGGCGGTGGGCTTATCCACTTCATCGACTACACAGCTGGAACAGATGACCCTGTATACGCTATCTGTGATGACGGAACCTACGCCTACTGGGTGACTAACCAGACTGCAGGTGGCGCTAAGAAGATTCACGTCTATAAGAAGTTACTTACAGCTGACTCATCAGTATCACCTACTCTGATGTTTAACGCTACAGGTATTGTAGTAGTTAACGCAGTAATGGAATACACCAAAGAGCGTATCATTCTGGCAGCTAATGACAGCATCTATGAATTTTCTACTACTGCAACAGCGCTACCTACTGCGGTCTATCAACACAAAGACCCAGATCATATCTTTACTAGCATCACCTCAAGCGGTGCTGCAATCTACGTGGCAGGCTACGGCGGTATCCAGTCAAACATCTATAAGTTTACGCTGACTACAGCAGGTGCTATGCCTACGCTGACCAGTGCTATCACTGCAGCTGAACTTCCAGTAGGTGAAGTTGCATTTAGAATCTATTACTACCTTGGCTATATGGCTATCGGCACAAGCCTAGGTCTACGTATTGCACAGGTATCAGATACTGATGGCTCTATTGCCTACGGCCCACTTGTCTTTGAGACAGACCAGCCAGTCTATGACGTAGCCGGATACGACAAGTATCTATGGTGCACCACTGGTGTAGACGGGGCAGCTGGCGTTACACGCGTTGACCTTGGACAACAGGTAGGAACTACTCTGGTCTTTGCTTACGCTTGGGACTTGTACGACCCAGACGTTACTGGCTTCGTAACCACATCCTGTTCTTTTGCTGGCAATACAAATCGTTTAGTATTTTGTACAGCAAGCAACGGCGTAGATGATGGTGCTATCTACATCGAGTCTGCCTCAGTATTGGTAGCACAGGCCACACTACGTGTGGGCTACATCCGATACAACACACTTGAGAACAAGATCTTTAAGTTCCTACAGCCACGCTTTGAATCACCTAACGGCTCATTGGCTATCTATTCTATCGATGCGTACAACAACGAGTATGCAATCGGTACCTTTGCACAAGGTGCAGACATTACGCAGATTGGTATTCCATACCCTGCAACACCTCAGCAGTACTTAGGCTTTAAGTTCGTGATGGATAGGTCTACTACAGACTCGACTAAGGGGCCACTCTTTACTGGTTACCAGATCCGAGTACTGCCTTCTATCCCACGTCAGCGTTTGATTCAGTACCCAGTAGAACTCTACGACAGCGAGATGGACAAGTTTAATAACCCTGCAGGTTATGAAGGCTCTGCCTATGACCGCTTGCTTAATATGCAGTCTATTGAAAACCTTGGTGACCTTATCCGTGTGGAGGATTTCCGTACTGGTGAGTCATACCTTGGACTTATTGAAGAGATGGACTTCATTAACAAGACACCTACCGATAAGCGATACTCCGGCTACGGCGGTCTGCTCCTAGTAACAATTAGAACAGCATAATGCAGGCACAGGATTACGCAACAGTCGCAGTCGCTGTCATAACTATTATCGGTGGCTTTGCCACAGCAGTTCGCTGGATGGTTAAGCACTACCTTGCAGAACTTAAACCCAACTCAGGATCAAGTATGCGTGATGAATTGACTGGCCTTAAATATGAGGTAGCCATTATCAAAGACCTAGTAATAGAACTGGTGAAGAAATGATTCTATTAGCAAAGAAGGCAAGCCCTGCTGCTATCGCAGCACTACGTCAAGCTACAGCACTTAAACCTAAGCGCAAGAAGGCTAGCGATGGATTACTTCCATCTAAGGATCACGTGAAGCAGAACCCAAACTCTGACCACAACTCAGGCTTTGCAGTCGACGTTACACACGATCCTGTCAATGGTATTGATTGCGCCTTTGCTTTCATCAAACTACAGGCAGACCCACGTGTTAAGTACCTAATCTTCAGTGGCAAGATTTGGTCACTTGAAAAGGGTAACAAGGATTACACCGGACCTAATAAACATACTAAGCATCTGCACATTTCCATTAAGGAAACTTGTGGCAATGACACCTCACCTTGGTTCACCTGGCTAGGTGTTCCCAAGAAACTCGACAAGGTTAAGGCAGCAGTTAAGCCTTTACCTAAGAAGAAGGAGCAAAAATGAACAAGAAGAAACTAGAAGCAATCGCATCAACATACCTTCGTGCAGCAGTCGCAGCAGTTATTGCGCTATACCTTGCTGGAGTGACTGAGCCAAAGGCTTTGCTATCAGCAGCGTTAGCTGCAGTTGCAGGTCCACTACTTAAGGCACTCGATCCAAACTGCACAGAGTTTGGCAAGAACTCAACTAAGTAAAGTTTGACTGCGAGGCTATAGAGGCTCGGTCCCTTCGGGGACCGGGCTTCTTTTTTTGTCCCTAAAATATGCCAGAGTTACTATCGTCGTTGAGGTGAGTCTTCAATCGGTGGCAGTTAGCACAAAGAGTTTGTAGGTTGGCAGGGTCGTTGTTCCAACGGTCACCGTCGATATGGTCCACGTCGAGCTGACTGATGTGTACCGGCTTAAAGTCACAGTGTTCACAGTAGTCTTTCTTATGAACTGTGTAAGGGTAGGCGTACTTGTTGATGGCTTTCTTGTAGACAGCCTTACACTTGTAGCGTCCACCGAGGGATGCTGCTTTGGAATTTCTAAGTTTGATTTTGGTAGGGCCACAGACTGAACAGATACCAGTCCGATTAGATTCGCTAATCTCCGAAAGACTGTGCTTCATCCCGATCCGGTGGGCACGGTAGTTTTACTAGATTGCCACAGTTTACGCAGGTTCCGTCTAGGAAATACCAGACTAGCTCGTAGTCATCAAAGGACACCATAGCGCTGAAGACCTGAGAGCCACACGGACAGACGTGGATGGGTCCTAAGTCCCGCAAATCGGTTCCTGTGACCTGTGGTAACCCTTGTAAAGGGTTCCTGTGCCGCATTCTTGGCAGGGTTGGTAGACGGAGGGACAGCGTAACCTGACGGTTACCCGACTGCGCCCTTG